TCAATGCCTTCGTGGTAGATGGTGTCTAGCTGGTCAGCAATTGATGGGTAGGCTTGGGCACGTTGCTCTTTGTATGCGTTAGAGGCTACCAAGGCTTCAGCGGCAGCTAGGTCATAGGACACGACTTGCTCGTTGGCATCATAGGCAACGTCATTACGGATTGTTACAACCGTTGGATTTAATTGGTAAATTGCATCGTGTAATTTCATGCCGCAATCTCCATAAGTGTAATTGTTGATTTTTGGTTATTACCGTTCATAGATACAGCAGCCCCACCATTAGAACGCATAGCTAAGGTGTACGTTTGACTACTTGTAGTGGATGGGCTATCTAAATAATTTATTGAAACCGAACCCCCTACGAGTGAAGCGTTTCCGTACACAAGAGCAAAACCCCAATTGGCGGCACCTCCTAAATCTGTTCCAGCAGTAGTTCCTCTAAATACAGTATATACTGCCGCTTCACCGTAACCCCCTGCAAAACCTTCGGCAGCAACAAGCACTAAAACTTTGTTAGATGCACTACTTGGGGTTATAGAGGCTGTTAAAGTTGTAGTCACAAAACTTGTGCTAGTTGTAGCCACAGCTGCTTCTGTTTCTGCTTGAACCACCTGAAGCACATTACCAGCCCGTTGCAATGTATCAATTGTCCCCGCCTCATCAGGCAACACAAGCGTTCTATCTGTATTGGTCGCTGGTGACTCAAGGGTGAAAACCCCTGTGCCTGTTGCAGCGCCTTTGATTGCTATATTGCTCATACATCATCCTCCGATGGGTTTGGGTCATAAAAACTGCCATCAGCAGCCTGCATAAAACCAGTACCAACCCACACTGATTCATCAACCACCACGTAAGTCATACCGGCAGGTGCTGCGTTGCTAGGTTCGCCTACGCCAACATTAACCACAACACCATCTGAATTTAAAATAACTGTTTTCATATTAGTAATACACCGTAATTCTTATCACGCCATGGTGACCAGCGCCACCACCCCTGTTAGCCGTAGAGTCTTCTACCGCACCACCAGAGCCACCTGCGCCATAGTTTACTGCGGCTAATCCATTATTAGCACCATTTGACGCTTGTCCTCCGAGAGGACCCGGACCAAACATTGAATCCCCGCCAGTACCACCAACGTACTGGGCAAAATCGCCACGGGAACGACCACCTCCCGTTCCCCCTGTTACATTAATATCTCCACCACTTGCGCCGCCGCCATAGGCGCCTTGATAATAAGTGTTGGATGCAGCTGCTGAGATGCCACCACCTGCTAAGGCTCCATTTGCAGTTAAAGTTAATGCCCCATCTGTAAATGTTGTGGTGCCCCCGCCGGAACCACCATAAACCCCCGCCGCACTACCTGCTCCTCCAGCGCCGATTGTGTAGGTATAAGATGCAGAAGGGCTTGTAATTAATTTTGCACAGTAACCACCGCCACCACCGCCACCACCGCCAGCACCGTTAGCACCATCGCCATCTACACCACCGCCACCACCGCCGCCACCAACAGCTTCCACATATAAGGCTCGAGCACCTGTTGGTGTTGTGTAAATTGCAGCAGTACCAGTGGTTAGGTACTCTATACCGCCAAATAAGTAACCGCCAGAGGCATCAGGCAGTGTAATACCTGCTGTTCCATCTAAAATAATACTCATGTCTACCCCTTAGATAATAATCCAGCGACTACCGCTAGGAACTGTAACTGTAACACCAGAGTCAATCGTAATAGCTCCAGTGCTCATAGCATTTTTACCACTTGTAATGGTGTAATCGCTTGTAACAGTTTGACCATTCTCATAGAAGATGTCATCAGTACCCGCGCCTGTAGCACCACCACCGACTTGAACAACAGAACCACCGCTGTTCTTTGTGTACATCTTCCTATCTTCAACGTTTAACGCAAGTTCACCTACGTCTACATCTCCAGTGCCGGGAACAGAACCAGCTGTGGTACTGTTCTTGATAATAATTGTGTTAGCCATTAAAATGTTCCTCCATCAATGGTCGTAGTCCATGAAGCATTAGTTCCATCCGTTGTTAAAAATTTACCCGCGTTGCCTGTTTGGTCAGGTAGTGCAACAATCAACTCCCATGATGCCGTAGACCCATCTGTTGTCAAATACTTACCGCTATTACCCGTTTGAGCAGGTAAAGCATCAACCGTAGCCCATGAGGTTGCAGAGCCATCAGTTGTTAGATACTTACCACCATTGCCTGTTTGTGTTGGGTATGTCGCATAACCTTCAGCAGCGTGGTCACCCCAACCGTAAGCAGTGTCCCAGTTGGAAATCTTTGTATTGTCCTGTGTCCACTTAGTGCCAATAGAGGTGGTAACAGTGGTGGAGAAGTTAGCGTCATCCCCTAGAGCCGCTGCCAACTCATTAAGCGTGTCCAGTGCGGCAGGAGCAGAATCTACTAGGTTTGCAACAGCTGTGTCAACATAAGTTTCACTCGCCCACCCTGTAATATCTGCTGGTTGAACTGCTGTATCCGCTAGAGCACCCTGAGCTGCCGTGGCATAGTCAGTAGAGGCTGTGGTAGCCGCTGTACCTAAACCAAGATTTGTACGTGCTGTGGCTGCGTCTTCTAAATCAGATAAGTTAGCCGAAGCAAGTAACAGACCTGAACCGCTATCTGTCAAAGAGAACCAAGCGGAACTTTTGAAAATACGCAAACTACCAATAACAGTGTCATAATAGAGAGCACCCTCAACAAGTGCATCACCATCATTGTCCAGTGTAGGTTCTGAAGCCTTAGCCCCTAAATATACATCATCAAAGCTGTCTAGTGCAAGTTCAGCAGCTACTTGAGCTGCCTCTGCCGCTGTTTGTGCGTCTTGTGCTGCCGTAGCACTAGATGATGCAGCAGACGCGCTAGAAGAGGCGCTAGAGGCGCTAGAAGCTGCGTTAGACTCTGAGGTAGCGGCTGCGCTTTCGGATGCAGCAGCGGCTGTTTCTGAGGCTCCTGCGGCTTCCTCTGATGCTGCTGCGGCTACTTCACTAGCTAAAGCGTTAGTTGCACTGGTACTTGCTGCTGAAGCACTTGAAGCTGCGTTATTAGCACTGGTAGAAGCACTAGAGGCACTAGCAGAAGCAGCAGCAGCTTTGGTAGTAGCAGTAGAAGCACTAGAAGCCGCTGACGTAGCTGAAGCAGCTGCATTAACCGCTTGCTGAGTGACAGCAGTTACGGTAGCGTCAGTAGTACTGTCACCAGCACCGCCAATCCCACGATATATTGCCATGTTAATTCCTTATTCCCTTGTTGAAAGGTTCTAACAAAAACCCTTTAACAAAGAAGGGAGACTCCCTAAGAAGTCCCCCATCAACCTAATTAGGCTGGCATTGCGATTGCAACAGCAGCTTCATCACGCAACTCTTTTACGCCATACAGCATATCAGAGGTGAACAATGTGCCCAAGAACTCTTGCTTGTACTGAGTCTGTGAGCGAACGCCCATTTGCTCAGCCAACACGAAAGCGTCCTTGTGGAACATCATACCGACACGAGCGTCACCAGTGGCAGTCTCGCAGTTGGTAGAGACATAAACCTTCACGCCGTAGACGTTACCGATTTCGCCGTTGCGAATGCTAGAGCCATCACCAACGAAAGCCTGCTCAGTGAAACGAGCCAAGCCCAACATCACGTTACGAGCGACAGGAGGCAACACCAACACACGACCGTCCATAGGTACATCAGCATCGTCCAAAGTCTGGATGATACGGCGAATACCAGCGTCAGTGATTGCAGACTCGTTAGCACCAGTGTACAGAGTAGAGCCATCACCACCGATCACAGCCTTGTCATAAGCGACAGTACCGTCACCGCCTTGTACACCACGACCCAATTGAATCAGGTCGGTGTCAACTTGCTTAGCCAAAGCGTAGCCAGCGTCAGCAGTGTAGAACTTACGCATTGAAGCCAAAGCCTGAACTTCGGTGATGTCTTCAATCAAGCGGCTATATTCATAGTGCTTGTTAACCAACACATCGACTTGTGTGGCTGTCTCGTTTTGGAGAGTAACAGCAGTACCAGCAGCTTTGGTAGAAGCAGCGCCACGGCTGGGCTTAGGAATGTGCAATGTGTCGCCCTTTTTGCCCTTGAAGGACATCTTAGAGACGAGGTTTGCCATAACGAGGTTTTGTTTGTAGGCTGCGATGATTTCGTCAGACCACAATTCAGGGATAAAAGCAGCAGCAGTGGTGTTAGTTGTAAAACCACCGTTAGCTGGGAAAGTAGAAGTTGCCATTTTAAAAATTACCTTTCAGAATGATTATTTAACACGACCCTCCGCGTATGCCTGCATAATTTCTGGTGCAAGCTGTTCATAGCGGTCAGGGTTTGTACGCATGAGTTCGATGATGTCGGCTCTGCGATAGGTTTTCTTACTTGCAGTTTCACCGCTACCCTTGGATGACCCAGTGGCTGCGCTTTTAACTGCTTGCTTACGCTGTACTTGTTCGACTGCCTTTGTCTGGTTGACCACCTGAGTTCGTTCTTTCCAAGTGGTGAGCAACTCATGCGCTGCGTCAAAATCGTAACTGCGGTCAGCTCGACTAAATAGCTCTTGACGTACCTTACTTTTGTTAACCCATTCAGCGAAGCTACCGTCATTGACGACTTCAGTAAAATCAGGGTGAGCTTGTTTCAGGTTGGCTAACGCTTCAGCCTTCTTCATTTGTGCCGACAGCTCTTCCGCTTGTCGCACCTTCGGATGCTTTTCGATAGCCCTTGCAATAGCTTTGTCGGGGTCGGTAAAGAAATCTACCTCTTCCTCGACTTCTGGGGCTTGTTGTTGTTTTGTGACGGTTTGGGCACGTACAAAGTCATCTACAATTCGTCGAAGTTCACCGACTTCACTCCCTTGCTTGCCGATTGCGCGTTCGGCTTCTTGATGCATACGAACAATGTCTTTAACAGACTTGCCCTTATACTTATCAGGAATGTCATCTTCTTCGTCTTGTTGTTCAGGCTCCTCTGTGGGGTTATCCTGTACTTGTTCATCCTCGATAGATGAAAACTCTTCTTCGTTTTGTAGCGATTCGTCGCCTTCGTCAATAAATGTTGCCATTAAACTCTCCGTGCTAATAAGCATTGTGGAATATAATTATGTGCTTATGCCTATTCGGCGGCACTCTTTCTTTCCTGCGCCATCTTCTCGTTTCGCTTGCGTTCCCATTGCATCGCTGCTCCCGGGAAGTCTCCAGTCACGCCCTCAAGTTTGACCATCGGCTTGCTAACAATACGAATAGCAGGTTGACCACACACCTTACAATTGGTTGTTCTTAATTCAGAATCAATGTAAGCCTCTGTGAGGTGGTCATCTCCGCAGATAAACTCATAGATACGCTTAGGCATTCACTTCCCTCTCAAAGTCCTCGTAGCTGTTTTTAATCGCTGACTCGTAAGAGAGAACTCGCTGTACCGCTTCTATTTGTCCTCTACGGAACCAGAATTGCTTTTCATCTGGGATGGTAGTAATATCCTGAAGAATTTCCATATTGTCGGAGATGTCTTCGATATATTGCTTCCACCCTTTTGAGGAAAACAAATCTAGTAATGTTTCGTAATACTCTTGTAACTCTTTGTCCATCTCTTTATCCTTTCATATCGTGGAGAGATGTTGCTATTATACCACACTTTTACAATTTTGTCAAGTGTTATTGCTTCCTATTTTGCATCTGCATCACTGCAATGCGCTCGTTACTCTTGATGTCTGCTTCCTTTAGCATGAGATCGGCAATCTTTGCACGCTTCTCAAACTCTGCATCGTCAGCACTACCAGCTTGGAGGTTGGTAGAGATAGCTGCTGCCATCTTAGCCTTAACCACTTCTGGCTCCAACTGAGCTTCGATTGAATACTTCTGGGCACGAGCCTGAGCTTCCATCGTCTGAGCCTGCACCAATTGCAACTGCGCCTGAGCAACGGCAAGTTGTAGCTGTTGTTGCTGCTGAGCAGCTTCTTGTGCTGCGGGGTCAGGCTGAGAAACCTGAGCCAACTGAGCCATAAGCTCTTCACGATTAGACAGACCCATGTTGTCAATAACCGCAGATACCAACATCGGGTACATGGGGCTATTCTGACCAAGGGTTTGTAGCAACTGAACCAATTGTGTTACCTCATACTCACGGGCAATAACACCCAAAGAGGAAGAAGGCACAAACTTGTAATCTGAGACAGGATAGTTGTCTGGGTCAAACTGCATATAACGCCACGCAGTCTTCTCAATCATAGGGATGAGGAAACTCTCTTGGAAGTTAATCAATGTACGCTTGTGGCGCTTGATGATTGCTCCCATTGACATACTTACAGCACCAGCAGCAGCGTCACCATTGATAGTACCGGGGATACCAGCAGCATCAATAGCGCCTGTCGCCATCTGAACCATCTTTTGTAGTTCACCAGCTTGAGCAAAGGTAACTTGGTCTAAGTTGCCGAACTTAAACGGTTGTAAAATTTCAGCGGGGTTGCCATTGGTAAGGATTGTCTTACCCGGACGTACCTCTAGTTTCGCTCCCCTAGGCATACGAGAAGCATCCATAGCCATCATGGGGTGTACGGTGAGTGCTAGAGCATCAATACGAGCACGTAGCTCAGCATCTAGCGCCTTCTGGCTGTTATAACCCTTCTCACAGATACCACGACCCCAGAAACGACCCGGAACCACATCCCAAGGGAATGCGACTACTGGACGGTCTTGCATCATGTAGGGGTTTTCTTCGATCTTCAACAGGGTTTCGCCATTGGCAATAACCATGATGACTTCGACGTACCCTTCTTCGTCGCTTTTGTCTTCTTCTGAGTCTAGCTCTTCAGAAAGCTCGTCATCTTCAGACTCCATCATCGCATCGACGTAGAGGTGACGAGGAACCAAACCATAGTATTTGGTTAGTCGGACTTTATCTTCATCAAACGTTGATAGCTCTTTGTCAGCTTCAATGTCTGTGTCAGTAGGGGCAGACTCAATATCAACATCGCGATAGATACCACTTTCGATCCCCATTTCAACTTGGTGTTTAGGAACAAACTCGTCAATTGCAACGCCTAGCGCCTCTTCGATAGAGGAAGCAACAGGGTCAATTAGAAAGTTCTGAGGCAGGATGGGTCGTAGCTTGACAACCACACGGTCTTCGATGTTAACACCAACCGCTTGCATCGCACCATCCATGATTGGCTGAGTAGCAGGCTTCATTTCCTTGATCTCTTCAAGGACAAGTTCGCCAATACCAGTACCAAATACAGAGGCATTCAAGATACACTCAGCAACAGCCTTACGTGTCTTGGTGAATTGGAAGTCTTCAGTCAGTTGTTCGCGTAAATAGGCGATGTCCTGCTTGTCTTGGTCTTTGCGGTCGTCACGAATGTCAAACCACTTACCACGACCGAAGGTAGCTTCCTCAACTTCAGCCACTGAACTCTCAACGGCTTGTTGGAGGGCAGGAGAAATCAGTCGAGAACGCTCACTCTCACGAGTCTTGTCTTCCGCTGACCAAATACCACGCCATAGACGGTAGTACTCGTCAAACTTTTCTTCGTAGTTTGAACTGTAGTGGTCGCGCCATTGCTCCACCTTGTCCATAACCCACGACTCGACCTTTTGGTCTGTAAATTTATCGTTATCGTCCATGTTAATATCCTGATACTGCGTCTAAATACTCGTATTCTTCTTCCTCGTAGTCCAACACATAAGAAACTTTTGCAAGTTGCTCAATGTAGGAGAGCGAGTCAGGTAAGTCGTCGTGTACTAAACTGTTGGGAAATTGAAAAAGCTGGTCTAGGAACTCTGCGTTCCAGTCGCCTTTGTTAAGTTTTACGTATCCATTCTCAAAACGCCCTTGCAGCGCCCATACGATACGATCTGTCTTCTTCTTGTTACCGTGAGAAAGCTCATCCACCCTGAAGAATGTCTGAGTTCGCTTCATAATGTCGCTTAGGTAGGGCATAACAGCTTGTCTAGCGATACCTTTTTCGATACCGACTGCCACAGGCTCATACTTTTTAACAACATCGAAGATTTTCTTTGCTGTTTCCTTGACATCCCACCTACCGTAGATGATTTCTGCGACCCACCAACCCTTGTCGTTGGCTTTAACTATGGAAATCGCAGTGCTATCCAATCTTTTATTCTTAACACCAATTGATCCTTCAGCCTCGAAACCAGCAAGGTCAACTGCGATGTAAAAGTCTCCATCATCAGGCTCATCCTCATCAAATTTTATCCACTCTTCTTTGAATAATGCACCGCCTCCAGCCTCGAATGAAGCCATAAATTCCTGCCTGAAAGCAAATGAGGACATACTCTTCTTAGCTGCCTCAATTTCTTTAGGGTCAAGTAGCGGATTGTCAAATGAAGTGAAGTGAAAAGACTTGAAAGTGTCATCTTCACCTTTGTTGCCATATTGAAATAACTCATAGAAGTGGTTACGACCCATTGGCGTACCAATAAACATTGCCCGACCTTTTAAGTCAGCTAGTGCAGGGCGTAGGATTTGTTCCCACACCTCTGGTTTCATGTCTGCATACTCATCCAGAACAAGAAACTTAAGACTAACACCACGCATAGTCTCGGGTCTGTCAGCCCCCTTGAGGCTAATTGTCGCACCATTGATGAGCTTAATCTGCAAGTTGTTAATATGGCTACCTGAAATGACAGGATGCCCAACCTCCAGAATAGTTTGCCACATGATGTCACGAGCCTGACCTTGTGTAGGAGCGACATAAAATACATGACCTCTCTGGCTTTGCAACGCTTCCACTATCAGTCGGTATGCGGCAAGCCTACTTTTTCCTGTTCGTCGTCCAGCAGCTACAACGTGAAAGCGAGTGGTGTCAGCCCAAACTTTCTTTTGCCACGGTAGTAGCTCAATCTTTAAATCACTCATACGCATCCTGCCTTGTCACTGGGTAACAAGCAGCATTGAGCTTTTCCTCACTGTCATTGATGTAAACGGCACGAGCTTCACACTCAGCCATCGTCTTAACCTCTAGGTCACCCATCACTTGAGCAGCGCCACCAGCTTGAATAGTGAACACGATCAGGAAATATTTAATCATTGTTTGCCTCTTACCTTTTTCGGAATGTTCCATAACCCATCCCAAATTTCCTTTGGTGAGGGCAACAGCCATCCGAGGATTAGCAATAACAACACCCACGGAGGGATGTTCTGTATTGTGGTTTCCCCATGCGCCTCAATGGTTGTTTCAGCTTGATTTAGCTTTCCCAACTCAGTGACAGCACTTAGGTCATTTTTAATGGCATCGCCTACGACGACACCCGTTTGGTTATTCTCTTTACCTATCTGAGTATTGGCAGCTACGTTTGTTCCACCACCCATGCCGGGAATCATAGCACCTAGCATGGAGCAGGAAGCGGCAGAAAGACTAATAGCAAGCACTATTAGAGTTTTTGCCGTTTTCATAGCGAGTTCCACCAGTTTTTAACAGATAGGAATGGATTCTCAAAACCTGTCGGTTCTGTGTTAATGTTTACAGGCTCAGTGGTTTCCTTGTAAGGCTTATTGTGCCCTTCCATCCTGTAAGTGTCTGATACTGGAGGAGCACTAGAGGTAGGCATAACACCTCTGCTCTGTAACAACTCTTCCATTGAATTAAATTCAGGAGCTGCTTCTGGTGTAACAGGATATGGGATTTGTTGGTCAGATGTCTTAGGAGCAGGGCTTAACTTAAATAATTCCCAAGCTCCTTTAGATTTTTTACCAAAAGCACCATCAACAGTTATAGGAATACCAGCCTGCTCTACTAATAACTGTTTTCTAAAACTATCTGCATATTTATTTCGTAAGTCAATATCCTCTTGATAAGATATACCCTTACCTTTGTTATGTCTTCTGTCTTTACCTTCGTTTAACAAAACATTTTTTTGTGTGTTTTCAGGTAAGTAAAAATCTTCTTGTTTCTTGAATAAACCCGGGTTGATTACTTTTGTTAAAGCAATAGATTGCTGTTTAAAATCTCCGGTTTTTAATGCTTTCTGAAAAGAAGGTTCAAGTTCAATATATTTTAAAGATGCTTTAGCTGCTAAGGAAGGGTCTAACAACAAATCAGGATTAGTGACTAGAGCATCAGGGTCATCAATAACACCATCTAAAAATAACTCTTCGCCAATACGTCTGTAATTATTTTTACCAGTTATTTGTATATAACCACGACCTCTGTATTTATAACCCTCACCTTTTTGATTCCCCATTCTGTTATCATAAGCATCATCAGCTGCTTTTTTAGATAAGTTTTCAGATAGATATTTAGGTTGAAACTGCATTTCTTTTTTCATCTGCCCTAAAAGCAATGCTTGAGTTTCTATAGGATAACCCTTAGCGGTCATCTCATCTCTTATTGTTTGGATAAGTTCTTTACTGGTCGCCATATTTGTAATCCTCAACATCGACAACGTTGTCGTCACTTCCAGCGATTGAGACTGACTCCCCAACACCGGTAATTGTAATGTTAACAGAAGGGCGAGCACCCCCTGCTTTATCTTTGTCGAAGTAGGACATCGGAAGCATCCTATCGACCAACAGTTTCCACGCTGCCGCCTGATTCTTGTGTTCATCATCGAGTGCTGCATCTAGAATTGCATCTAACACCTTACGGCTTTTAGGGCTATTCATTATCCTAGCCTTAAACTCCTCGATGGCATAGTTGTCACCTTTGGGGCGACCAACGGGTCTTTTTCTTGCTTCAGCCAATGCTGCTTTGGAAGGTCTTCCTGTTTTTTTAACAGGGGTCGCTAGAGGGTTTTCCATAACTGGTTCCTTACTATATAGAAACACTAGAGTATTTATCTATATAGGGTATATAGCTATTTACTCTAGCATTCCTATATAACTATATAAATTATGAACCTCTAGGGAATTTTAAACCCCCTCAACGTCATACCCTATATAGTGCGTATTATAGCATACTTTTTCAATTTTGTCAAGTGTTTTTTTCACTTTTTTAACATTTATTTTTTAGGGGTCGCTAGAGGGCTTTATTACTGTTCAGTCGCGATCGGCTCTCTGACCTCGACTGCCTCCAGTTCCGTTTCTGGTTAATTCTTCAGTAGATGTTTTGGGTTATATTTCAATGGGTTAGGTGTTATAGTCTATATAGGAATAATTCTCATTTAGGATTGACTTTTTAGCCTTTTTTGTATCTACTTTTTTTTGTATCTAGGCGGTTACCGCTATATTACTGTGCCGAATAACCCCTCCCCCGTGTCAACTATTAAGGGGGCATGGTTGCGGAGGCTTTGAAGTTGTGATAGGGAATGCGAGGGTCTATGAAGGACCCCTAAAGCATACAATCAACAGACTGTCAAGCCCTGATAATAACCCCACAAAATACTAGGGAATAAAATAATTGTTGACGGATTGCATTGTTTATGAGATGATGTAGTCAAGGTTAAGCAATAGGGCATGACCTACAACCAAGGAGCATAAACAATGCAAACTATCACTCTTACCGAGGATCAAGCACAAAGCATTCTATCGGCTTTGGTAGCACTCGAGCATAGAACCAAGGATGTGATTGAAACAGAGCATTACAAAGCCATTACAGAATTGTGTCAAACCCTCGAAGCACCACAATTCTACACTGAGTATTTCGCCCGTAAATCATTAGCCTAAACCAAGGAGCATACAACATGGACACCAAAGAATTAACAATCAAGACGTACACCAAAATGTACATCGATCAGAGGGTAGCATCTCAATTGTATCAATTGTCCCTCGGAACCTTCGAGGATTATTTGGAATTGGCGCACAAAGCCCGAGGGTTTCGACAGTGTATGCGATTGAATGATATTTCCTACGCGGAGATAGAAGCTTGCGAGAATTACGAGGTTGACATTCAAAAACCCTGAACCATTATAATAACCCTATGCACAATGGGGTTATCAATAATGGTTTATAGTGAACCATTACAACCGGAGCATAAACAATGCAATTATTAACTCATAGTTCGGCTAAACTAGTCAAGACACAAACCGATAACGTGCAAAGCGTTATTCTATATCTCGACCCACTGTACAGTCCATCGATGTGTGCGGGTGCGAGTCCAACTTGTCGCAAAACGTGCTTAATCCATAGTGGGCGCATGCGCATGGATAACGCTAAGCAAGCACGCCGAAACCGAACCGAATACTTGCATAATGAACGTGAATTGTTTATGATTCAATTACAAGGCGAATTATTGCAAGCGTACGCTAAGGCGAAAAAGGCGGGTAAAATGCTAGACGTGCGTTTAAACGGAACCAGTGATTTAGACTGGTCCGAGGTTTACGCTAAATTCCCAGATATCAATTTTCACGAATATACTAAACGCACCGATTTAGCGTTAAAGTTGAAGCAATTTAAAAACGTAAACGTGACATTTTCACGCCATGAGAAGCACACGGACAACGACATTAAAACGATTCTAAACGCGGGTATGAATGTTGCGGTGGTGTTTAAATCAGCGGTTCCTAAGTCATTCAAGGGCATCCCAGTGATTGACGGTGACGCGCATGATAGACGGTGGGAAGATGCCAAGGGTTCAATTGTGGGCTTAAAAGTTAAAGGCACAAACGACATTAAGGAAATTGCAATCAGGCGCGGCTTTGCGGTATAGAGCTTTAACCCTAGGGCATCTAATGGTGCTCATGGGCTAGGGCTTTTCCTAGGTAATCGGAGGGTTTATTATGTTGGTGTTCGCATATCCAAGTAAAAAAGTGCTCAAAGAAAATGTGGGCAATCGGTTAAACTACATTGAGACCAGTTTATTCGGTGCGGAGTATTTGCGTGATGGATGGTTGACGGGTGCCAATCGACCGCATATCACTGGGCAGGGTCGAGAGTTCTTTGCGCGTGTGTTTATGCGTGATGGTTTAATTGCCAAAGTAGAATGAGGGTTTACAATGTTAACATTCAAGACAATACCAGTTGGCAGTAGATTTATCTGTAATGGGAATGAGTGTTTAAAACGATCAAATAGAACAGCGTTACTGATTGAATATGGTCGAGTGTTCTATTTTCGGGAGAGTACTATTGTAAAACCACTGTTAGCGTGAGAGCGTTAACCCTAGGGCATCTAATGGTGCTCATGGGCTAGGGCTTTTCCTAGGTAACTGGAGTGTTTATCATGCAAATCATCAAGTATCGTGAATTCTACATCGTCACACGCAAGAACAAAGCCGTGGACCTCGTAAACCCGCATACAGAGCGTGCGCGTGTGGTCAAGAGCGTGTTTGCGGCTAAGTGGCGCATCGGACGTGCTCAGAACTTGGC